ATAAATAAAAAAAAGGGAGCAGGGATTGCCCCTACTCCCCTTTAGGTTATTTAAATTTAGCTAAGATTGCATTAGCCACAGTTGCACTGGTAGTAAGGAAGGTGATAGTCTTCTCAGACTTCTGCACAGATACACCAGCATCAACAAAGCTATAATGTACATCAACAGAATAGTACTGCTTGCTGGGGTCTACCATGTATTCAGTCTTCATTACATAAGGCCAATTAATACCTCTGTACTGGTCCCCCTTTTCACCCATACAGAAATATTCAAGGTCAGCCATCTCCTTACCATTGCCAAGGTCTTCAGCCTGAGAGTCATCTTCTACAACCTTACCCCAGTTGCGCTGACAGCCCTCAAAGAGAACCTCATCAACCTTAACTTCAAAGTTAACATGGTTAACCTGGCGAGTACCAAGTTCCCAAGGCTGCTCTACTTCATAAACAAGAATACCAGTGTATTCACCATCAAGACCTTCAACCTCAGTCTTAGAAGCAGTTTCTACTTCTACTGCACCATCAGCAGTTTCAAGATAGAATTTACACATGGGAGTAATCTCGCGCGAGAAGTTCTTAACCAAAGAAATAACCATTTCCTTGTAGAAATCAGAAGCAGTCATGTCAGTGTGAGCATGAACACAACCATACTTCAGATAAACATCTTCATCAGAGAAACCAATGTAGTTGTTAATTCTTACTTCAAATACATAGTCCTGACCAGAGATAGGTTCACCACCATTTACTTTATCACACAAAGTAACCTTGTAACCCTTAGTCTTATAAACATAGGGAGCAGTTACTTTAGCAAAGGTAATAAGGTCTTTGGGAACTAAGTCAGTTCTAGTGAGACCACCCTTACCCATGTACTTAAGGAATACCTGTCCTTCAAGAGTAGTGTGGGCAGAAGCTGTACCTACTTCAGATTTTGAGGTTACACTCTCATTGGAGAGAGATTTTACTACATAAAGCTGTCTGTTCTGATTTACAGAAAAAGTTGCCATACGATTAATTTATTAAGTTAAACAATTATGATTGCCCAACCCCCCTACTCTGAAGGGCTAGACCTACTGCATAGTCTAAGATTTTATTATGCAGCACTGGGTTTAAAATACATTCTGTTACTTCTGAATAACCTTCAATAGTAAGGTCATCGAAATCTTCTAATACTATTGGAGTTGGTTTCTTTAGGTAAGTTATCTTATACTCCTTAACAGGAGAAGTTGAATATAACTTAGCTGTACTACCACCAGTATCCTCTCTAATAACTCTCCTGCAAGTTGGTCCTCTAAAAGGATTCTGGAGAGTTAAGTATAAATGGTCATGCTTAATAGGAACTCCAAGAGCTTCATTAGAGTTCTCAAGGATTGCTATCTCTTGAGTAATGAATAAGACATCACTAGGTAAAGTGATTGTGTCCCCTTTTACCTCTAGGGGTTCTATTACAATTAAATCCTTTAAGTATTCCCTCATTTCCTCAGACCCCTCAAAGGTAGTACTTGTTATCCCACCATTATAGAGTGAGATAACAAATGCAGTCTGAGCTTTAGTGAGGAAGTAGGATTTCTCATATTCATCAAAAGTAATCTGTTCTAATGGAACATTGGAAACCCTTGACATCACTAAGGTGTCAAAGCCATCACTAAATTCTTTTGTAGTCATAATTAAGGATTATTCTCGCCTATCACCACCAGTGGCATAACCTAACTCAGTTTGACTTACAGCACCTAAACCAATCTGGGTTTGCAGGTCTCCCTTATAAGCGGCAGAAGCTAACTCCACAGCTCTCTGGAGAATATCAGGGTGTAGTCTAGAATTGAGTTCACAGGATGTAACTTCTGATTCACCATTGATGGTTAAATCATCATTACTTAAATCCTCTAGGATAATAGGTCTGGGTTTTCTAATATATCTTAAAGTGTATGATGCTATCTTACTAATCTTTCCAATCATTTCTACTGTGGCTGGTGTAGGCTCACCCTCTGTATCTGGAGTATTAGCATTAGTGATTAGCCTCCATACACCATTCTTAACAGGGTAGGGATAAGGCTTAAGCATCAGTTTGTCATACTGCTCAAATGAAATAGGCATTACAACATATCTCTTTTTGTTAGAAGTGACAGCCTCATTAATCATTACCAGAATATCTTTAGGTAATACATAGGTAACACCTCTAGGGTCAAACTGAGTAACAACTCCCTGGGGTTCAAGAGTCTTAGTAGTCATAAGACTAGAGAAGTCTATCTGCCTATCAGGACTCTTATCAAAACCCTCCTGGAGCTTATTAGTTTTATTGTTGAAATAACCTTTGACAATCTGCTCCTGAGCCATAGTCAGGAATACAGATTTCTCATATTCATTTAATCCAGGAGCAGCATTGGAAGTCACACTATTATATAGTATGTCAAACTCAGCAGAAAATTCTGGATTAGTCATAGTAGTTACTCTTTAATTTTTGCTTGAATAGTAAATAAGATTTCCTGGTTCTTGGGAGAACTAAGATACTTAGCAGCTGCATCTATTGTGGGGTCAGTACCAGCTTCACATAAAGCTTGGTTAGTACTCTTAAGATAGAAGTACCCACCTCTATTGGTAACTACACCTCTTTCAACACCTTGCTTAAGAACAACCTTAAAATCAAATAAGGGGTCCTTAACAACTTTAAGGAACAACTTATTGTTTGAAGTAATAAGGTCATTAACCTTAGTCTGCAAGTAGTCAAGTTTAGTCTTAACTGACAGAGGTCTGCCTTCAATAGATTCAATAATAAATCTGAGTTTATTAGCATCATCTTCAATTTTACCAAACTCTTTATAACACTGCATAGTAGTACTCATGTTAGACTTAGCTACCTGAGTTTCCTCACCTTCAGATACTAATACAAACTGATAGCTAGCCTTAGGAGTTGTCTGTAAAGCAGACAATGAAGGAGCAATCAAGTTAGAGTTAGCCAGAAGAATCTTATACTTAATATAATCTTCAGGATTAGAAAGGTTAAGGGTTACAGGCTGCTTTGTTAATCTAACCTGATTGATTCCCTTATCATTGGTATCATCCCAGAAGTTATCTTCCAGAGAATAAGGATTCAATGAGTTGTAGGGAAGGTTAAGAGCATCCTCCAAACATTCTCTTTCTTCTTCAGTAAGAATTTGTTTATATCTACCAGAAGGGGTCATAGGTACAGTAAAGATTCTTACAGCTCTTTCTGCCATACCACCATAGAGAATATGTTTGGGATTAGTAACCAAACCTGTTTGTTTATTAATATGCTGCACAATAACTTTCTCATTTCTAAGACAGTTAACAATAGCAGGCTTACTCTGTACAGCTCCTGGAGCTTGTACCTGAGCTTTCTTTTTTGACTTAGTTTCCTTAGGCATCTCTACCATTGGCATATCAGCACTAAGGTCCAAAGCATCTACATTAATATCTTCCATCTGTATAGGCTTTAAATAAAAATTAGAAAGGGAGGCAGGAGGCTATCCTACCTCCCCTTTATTGTTTAACCCTGAAGAATTGAGGGAATAATTGACATAGTTCTGGTGGGGTCAAGCACACAGATACCAAGAGTAGCCATTCTGTGGAATACAGCAGAATCCTCATCAAATGACATATTCTCATTATCCATAGCACCAGTGAAGGGATTTCTCAGACCCCACTGATAACCACGATATTCAGACTTACCCTTAATCTCACACTTGAAGATATTAGGCTGGTCCATAGTACCAATATCCATAATATCATATCTGTAAGAGAAGGCAGGTCCACCATCAGGATGCTGAATCTTATTTCTGATGGGGTCATCATAATAGGGGTCAACATCTACCTTAACACGCACACCATTAGGAGCCATGTATTCTACAAACTGGAAGCCAGCTGCAAGTGCATTAGTATGGAGCTTAGAGTCAGTTCTAGAAACTACCTTAAGAGCATCACCATTAACAGTAAACTGTGTCCAACCATTTACTTCCTGGGTAACAGCCTTATGGAACTGAACAGCACCTCTTTCACCAGTCTTGAGGATGAAGTATCTATCACCAAAGTCAAGCTTAGTAGCAGAGAGTTCAAGTAATGCACGTTCAATAAGTCTGATAGAGAACTTGTTATAGTAATGTACGTTAGATACTTCCATCTGTTCAAACAGACCAGCACCCTGACGAATTACTTCACCAGACTTACCAATGTTCATGTATTCACCATTCTTATTTCTGTTTGAACGACCAAACGCAAGAATGTTGTTCTTATATTCAGAGAAGGTATTTTCACATTCCCAATCTGCATAGTGCATCCAAGTGTTAGCAACAGAAGCTACCTTGTGACCACTAGTGGTTTCAGTCATAATAGGAAGACCAACAGCGAGCTTCTTGTTAAGCATATCACCAGTTACCTTATGCTGGATACGGATGTAAGACCATTCATTTCTCATAGCAATAGGAGAGCTGAATCTCACATCACCGACCTTTCTTGAGAGTGACTTCTCAACAGGAGCATATTCATAGCTGAATCTTTCACCTGCTAACAGACGCTCAGCAGGAATACCATCGGTGTTACCACCCATGAGTTCAACCTTATAAACAGCGTGGGTACCTTCCATGTTAGGCTCACCCAAAATTCGCATGGGGTAAACTTCATTGAGATTACCTACAATTACTTCACCATCAGCAAACCAGTCTTCAGCAAATACCAGATAGAAGGGAGCAGTACCTGCACCAATCATCTGACCATTATCTTCAACAACTGAGCCATCAATGTCTCTTGCTTCTACCAAAGGAATATTACGTCTGGTTGAACCAGTTACTTCCCAGTAGATTTCAGAGTCATCATCAAACTGCTTGGTTGAGAACTGACTGAGGAAAGTATCAAGAGTTTTACCGTGGTTCCAAGCTAACAGATTAACCATAAGGTTAGTAGCTTTCTGAGGAGCCTTGCGGAAAATAGAGCCTAAGTGGTTATCCTTAGTTAAGCCCTTCCAGTGCTGGAAACCAAGCATCTGGTATTTCTTTAATTGTCCTGCCATAAATAATTATTTTTACAGTTAAGTTGAAATTAATTAAAAATCAAATGTTACACCTTTACTCCAGAAGGATTGAGGGTCTGAATTATTAGCAAAGTTTAATGTACCATCAGAGTTTCTGTTGGTATTATTAAGCTTAGTCTCTAATTCAGACAAACCTTTCTTCACTTCCTTTCTTACTTTACCCTTAACAAAACCATCTAAATTCTTAAACCCATCAGTGAGGGTAAAGATAATTCCGAGGTTCTTCACAAATTCTTGTCTATTGTTTTTCTCATACTGCTGGAGAGCTGTGTAAGTTCTACCAGTTTTGTTGTCAGTATATACAGGTTTAGAGATATTATCAACAATCTTCTGACGAGTTTTTTTATCAATCTCATAATCCCCAAAGAGATTCTTATCCTCCAGGATTGAGGTTTTCAACTTGTCAGCCATGTCTTTAAGCTCATTAACCTCCTTCTCTTGTTCTTTCTTTCTTTCCTCTACTACC